TATTCTTTTGCTAAAGAATCTAAACTATATCTTAATCTATTTTCATTAACCAAAGATGCTGCTATCATCGTATCTACAATTTCTCCTCTTATGGTTAATCCCAAAGATCTTAACCAACATACGTCATACATAGCATTATGGAATATCTTTATAGCAGGGCAGTTTAATACCTCTTGAATCCATTTTAAGACCAGATTTTTGTCCATATTGCCACCACCCTCGTGTCCTATAGGGAAATAGCCAGACCAGCCCTCTACGGCTACGCCAAAGCCTACTACGTGCCCTTTTCCTATGATACTTCCTGATCCCATCTTAATTAGGTCCGGATCGTAGGTTTCTAGGTCTATTGCTATCTCTCTAGCTTCAACTAGATTAGGTAGTTCTTCAGGTGGAGTCCATTCCGTCTGTGGTCTAAATATTAAAGGTATTTGTACTCTACTCATAATCTCTCTCCAATATCATTTCTAAATAGTGAATTGCTTTCTTAATGTCCTCTGCACCATTTTTACTTGAATGCCTACAAATGTATTTAATCGCATTACCCTCCGCAAATAATAATTTATTTTCATTTATAAAGTATGCAGGTTCAACAGCCATCTTATAATGTTTACCACCTACTTGTTTTTCAAGTGATGAGTATTTAACTTCCTTAAACATATTTTTATCCGTCATAGTATGAATGCTTTCTCAAAGTTTTTTGGTTCAACGATATGTAATTCTTTTTTAACTCTTGTTGTTGCAACATAAAATAATCTTCTAGTTTCATCTGGATTCTTTTCATTACTTATTGTTGCTGCTTTAGTTAAATCAGAAATGATTAATACGTTATCTTCTTCACCACCTTTGGCTGCGTGCATTGTAGATAACCGTATTCTTGGGTCTTTATTTATTTGTTCACCTTTTGCCAACATATTCCTAATGTAGTTCTCTTCTATGGTAGAAATTTTTTGAAAAGTTTCGTACCACGCTCCTATCTTTATCAGACCGTGATGATTTTTGCAATCTTCAATTGTGTACTTCTCTTCTGATCTTAATGTTTTAACTTGATGAAATCCTGGTGCAACCGATGGTCCTAAGAAACTGTATATGTTTTTAATTTCTAAAAAACTTAAAAGACTACCATTTCTCCATTGCTCCCAATTATTAATTGCAAGAAGCAGCTCCAAAGGTATTGAGTTTTTACCTTTGTGTGTGTAGTACCAACCTTGTAATTCACACAAGTCTTTAACGTCTTCTAAGAAGAAGTGTGAAGTAGCTAATACAAGCCATTTTCCTTTTGACATATCGACTTGTGTAACATCAGTATAATACTTTAATACGCCTCTGTCTGCTTTTGGTTTGTATTGTTTTTTGTACCTATTTTGCACATTATTTATTATTCTTTGTGATAATTCGTGAATAGGACCCCCTGGTATTCTGTATGATACATTCAATGTTTGTATGTTATCTACCTCTTCTTTTAATGATACAAAGTGACTTATGTCTGCACCAGCCCATTCAAATATTGCTTGATCATCATCACCTGCAATATAAGTCTTTTCAGATTTATTCCACATTGATTTAACCATTTGCCATTGCACGAATGATAAATCTTGTGCTTCATCAATAAATAATACTTTAAACTTTGGTGATAAATCTTTTTGCGTAAACTCTATGATTAGATCAGTAAAGTCTTTCATCTTCTTTTGTTTTTTAAACTCAGCTAACTCTCTATCCAATAAAATTAATGTATCTCTTTCAATGTCTATGGTGTGTAAATTTTTATCATACTCCTCTAAAACAGATATGCCTCTTACTCTTGCATTGTTTATCACTCTTAAATAAGGACTATCTACATTAAAGATTCCATCTTCATCAGAATATTCTGCATACTTTACAGGTATGCCAAACTTTTCTCCAAACTCTCTGTAGTCTGAATTATTCATAATCATTTCTTTCTTTACGCCTAGTAGTCTAAATGCAAAGGAATGTAGGGTTCTAAAGTAAATTAATTCTTTTGATGCATCTAGGTTAAATCTTTTTGATGCTCTGTCTATTGCTTCTTGTGCAGCTTTTCTAGTAAATGAAAAATAACCAATCTCCTTTGGTCTTATTCCACTTTGTAAAAATTCATCAACTAAATTTAATAATGTAGTTGTCTTACCTGTTCCAGGTGGTCCTAATATTATGGTCTTCATAAACTAAAAATGATTTTCTTGGTACTTAACTTCAGGCATTGAAGGTTCTTGTTTCTTCATTGCTTTAATTTTAATTACGTGAATGCTATGAATTCCTATTCTCATTCTAGGTTCAGCCTCAAAAAAACTTGATTGTTTGATTAAATTACCTGTTTCATTTTTATTCTTTTCCCAATTATTTCTTTTTGCAAAATTAAAGAAGTCATCTAATCTAAAATATGTAAATTGATTATCATCATCTGTCCACGCCATACGATTAAGTATATCTTCTTTCCTTCTTGCCATTGCACGATTAGTCGTAAACTCCAATATTAAACTAGTAAGTTGAGTATTTTTATCTAACGATTCCAAAGGTGCAATGACAGTAGGAGGCATTAGAGGTTTTAGAAAAACTTGTCTCCAGTCTTGTGCTTTCATAGTAGGTATAATTAAATTAGATTGATCTAAACACGCTTTAGCAAATTCAACTTGTGAATAAAGTTGTTCTGTATTTAATTCTATTCGTTTACCATCTACATCTAAAAACCATTGAGGTGGTTTAGAATCTATCTTAGTTAAGTTTTGTAATACCGGCATTTGTTCTTCGTCATAGCCAACACCAAATTTTTTTAATCTGCATAATGCAGGTTTGCATTTACTTCTAATTGGTTCATCTTTGCATTTGTATTTATCATATCCTTTCTTCATTAATGATTTTATGACACCTTGTACCTCATCTGATTTTAAAGGTGGATCCATATATTTTACATTTGCTTCTTCTAATAAATCTTTCCACTTATCTGGATCTACTTTTTTATAAAACACTCCTATGTTAAACAATGCATTGTTTCTGCCACCTTCACCAAAACCTTCCATTGCTAATTTATTTAAACAAGGTGGTCCTTGTTCAAAAGCTTCTTGTATCTTTGGTTTATCTATTTGTATGCTAATGACTTGATCCTCATTACAAGCACGTTGATTATATAAATCAAAAAATTGTTTTAAGTCTAATGCGTTTGCATTATCGTCGTATGCGTATCTTAAACTTTTGTTTACGTTGTGATAAGGTAAATTTAAAAAATTACCTGTATCTCCTCGTTCCACTAGTATCTCAGTTTGTTTAGGAAATATTTCTGAGTCTTCATATCCAAGACCAGTTGCTATTTCTTTTAACTTGGTTTGCATTAATGCTGCAGATATAAATTCTTTTGTAAATAAAAATACGTGTGCTCCACCTGACTTTGATCTAAAAGTTATCAAAGGTAATTTTAATTGATTGATTTGATTTATTAATTCTTTGTGATTTAAATTGTAAACGTCAATGTCTATGCATCCCCATTTACATTTGTTGTCTTTATTAATTGGAATAATTCCTAGTGCAGGTTCTTTACCATCTAAATGGTCTTGCCATAATTGATCTGTAATAGGCTTTCTTTGGATAAAAGCTTTGCCACCTTGTTTTCCATTCGATCCGCGATCCCCTTTTATATATTGGCCATACGCGCTATCTAGTCCTTCAAATATTTTTTTAAATTCTTCTGTCATTTTGTTAAGGGGCCCGAAGGCCCCTCTTCGATTAATTAAAAGGGAGTTTTACTTTCACTCTTCTCTTCTTCACCATATGCTTGCACGCCGTCTTTGCTAATCTCATTAGCAAATTTTCTAGATTCTAAGTAAATCTGTTTATCATCATCACTTAAAATTCTATCTTGTTCAACTGTCCATCCATACCAAGAACCTTTATCGTTCTTTTGTAATACAGATTTAAGTTTATACATTGCACCGTGCATTGGTATTCTATGATACTTGCCATCAACTAATATTTGAGTGCCTCTCATCATAGCGTTCCATCTTCTGCTTACGTTCAATTGCGTTGACTTCATTGTAATCAAAGCTGGTGTAAGACCACCTGATTTATTTTCAGCCATTACACAGTAAACAGCGGTTTCTTCAACATAGTTACCGTTAGGTAATCTAATCTTTCCACCTTCTTTTTTACCAGTGCTGATAATTGAACTGTTAGGTTGATGTACCGCAACTGGAGCTCCAGGACCGTCGCCTCTGTCTCTCCATTCAGGATACTCCTTTTTATATAAGCAAGGTATTACTGAAATACCTTTTGCTCCATCAAACAATTCACCAGTGACTGTATTAAATATCATTCCTGGTTTAGCACCATCAATGTATTTAGAATCACCTGGAGTTATTTGAGGAGATAGTTGACCTAGTACTCTGATAAAAGGTAATGACATATCATCATTACCCATATTCTCAAAGCCTTTGTCCAAGTCGTCCTTAAACAATGTTAAGGAGACTTTTGTTTTATTGTTTGCCATTATTTCATTAGCCATTATTTTTCTCCATTATTTATTACGGCCGATTTTTGTTTGATCTTTTATAAACAAGTTAAAAAGATCAGGAGGCATATCTAGGCCTTTTTCAATACGCTCCCTATATAGGGCCTTCAAGACCATCGGCTCTACCTTTTGTTTTTGAGTAGGCTGATAGCCTTGATTGGCCGCAAGGTCGAGTAATGATCTCGCCTTGTCATCTTCGTTCAGACCAAAAGAAACACTTACTTCATTTTTAATAAGGTCCCCTAGTCCGTTTTCCCGAAGCCAGTTATATGCTGAATCAATTTGTTCTTTGTTAACGGTACAGAAATAACTTTTGTTTACCGTTACTGAACTTCCATCAGCTAGTTTAATTTGTTTTAATCCCTGCATCTCCATTAATTCAGGAATAATTGAAGAACTAATTTGTTCTGCTTGTTTTTTTAATTGTTTTATTTCTTCTTCCTTAATTGATATTTCATCTTCTAACTTTTTTAAATTTATGCATTGTTCTGCAATGTCAGTAGATTCTAAATCATTAATTAAGTCTTGGCTGTCTTCTGCCATTATCTTACTTATCTCACTCATTTTATATCTCCTTTCTGATATAGATCAAATTCTATTGGGTAATATTTATATTCTCTTCTATCCCATTTCAATAGTTTAAATTGACCATTTGTTTGGTTACTTATGATTGCACAAGATACGCCAATGATAGCAGGATCTCCAGTTAACAATACATAATCTTGTGGTCTATAATCCTGTAAATTTTTTCTCATCTTAAATACATAAGGTCCAGGACTAAAGATTATCTGTTCAAATTGTGGCATACATAAGACAAGGTAGCCAAAGTCAGATGCACTTAATATATTAATGTTTGCAGGTGGCTGTTGTAATACGTATACAAAATCTTCTTCAGGGTTCTGTTTTTTAAATGCCAAGAACTCCTGTAAGCTATCTTCTTTGTATAACTTAAAAATTTTAGTTTTCATTTCTTAATTCTTGACAAACTATATAGTGGTGATTATATTAATTGTCAAGAAAGAAAATGATTAAATT